CATATTTGTGGACACTATGATCCTACAAAGGGCACAGGCAAATTTGAAATTTTTTATGTAGGATCAGATAAAACTGTATTAGATAAATTGATCGAAAGAGGGTTTGATGTACAAGTTGTGGAAAGTATACAACAAGCAAAAGAACGCAGTTTTACTGATATGTTTTGGATTGTACATGACGATACTGTGATTAGAGACACATTTAAATTTAGTTATACTCCAGATGAATGGAGTTATGACATGCCTCACGTTTTTGGTAACGGTGATATTGATCAACTAGATGGTATTGTTTTGTTGCCAAAAGATTATGCAGCAACAGATAAAGAAATCAAACATAGATTTTTTGTAAACAAAAAAGAAATTAGAATTATGGCTAGTAATCCTAGACCATATGATATTTTTGAAATCAACAATTATTATGATTATTTAAATGCTATGGATAAATCAACTACAGACATGTTCTGGGGTTATAGTAATCAAATTATAATCAATGACGATTTTAAGTTTGATTATTACATTAGTCATCATAGCAGTGACAAAAAATCTAATCATGCATGGCTAAACGGAAATAATTACAATGGCGTTTTCTTGTTTAGCAAAAGCAAAAGAGTAACCGAAGAAGAAATATTGTTTAGAGATATAAAAGAAAAAATTGAACACGAAGAAGTTGCTAGTGTTCCTAAAAACTTTGAACGCTTTGAAATTTATAGATATGAACAATACAAAAATGCACTAGAACATTGTGGCACTGATATGTTTTGGTTAATACCAAAAGATGTAGACATTGCAGAAGATTTTGAATGGGATGAATATTTCCATAAACAAGATACATTTGATATGAAAACTAACCATGTGTTTTTAAACGGCGATTCATATGACGGTATTGCATTAATGTGTGCAAAAGCAGAAATCAGTGAAAAAGAATTTGAACACAGATTTTATGTAAACAAAAAGGAACACAAGGTTGTAGCAAGTACACCAAAACCTTATCAACGTTTTACAATTAATAATTATGAAGATTATACAGAAGCACTATACAATTGTCACTCTGAAATGTTTTGGGGTGTTCCTGATGATGTAGAAATTGCAGAAGATTTTGATTTTAATTTATATTTTGATCATCATAATTCGTATGACAGAAATATAAATCATGTTTTTTTAAATGGAGAAAACTACGACGGAGTTGTGTTATTCAGTAAAAATGTTTTGGTAAGTGAAAAAGAAATCGAACATAGATTTTTAATTAAAAAGAAAGAATGGGATATTGTAGCAAGTAATCCAAAACCATACCCGATATACACAGTAAATGATTATACAGATTATCTAAATGCTAAAAAAGATTGCAACTATGATATGTTTTGGATGGTAAATGACAGTTTCTTACCAGTAGCAGATTTTGATTGGAACTTTAATATTACACATCACAATCAATATGAACGTAAGATTAACCATGTTTGGAAAAACGGTGATTTTTTTGACGGTATTGCCCTTACAAGTACAAAATTAAATATCAGTCAACGTGAAATTGACTATAGATTTTTTGTAACTAAAAAAGAATATCCAGAGGTAGGCAGTAATCCAAAGCCTTACGATATTGTTTTTATTAGCAATGGTGAACCGAATGCAGATGATAATTTCGATATTTTATCAGAAAAATTTCCAAGAACTAAACGTGTAATGGATATTAAAGGCATTCATGCAGCACATAAACGTGCTGCTGAATTAGTAGAAACAGATATGTTTTGGGTAGTAGATGGCGATGCAGAAATTATTGATGGATTTGATTTTGATTACTATGTTCCTGCATACGATATCGACGGCAAAGAAACTGTACATGTATGGAGAAGTTTGAATCCTGTAAATGGTCTTGTGTACGGATATGGAGGTGTAAAATTATTACCTACACAATTAACAAGAAACTTAGATGAATCAACTACTGATATGACAACAAGTATCAGTGATAAATTTAAAGGTATCGAAGAAATGAGTAACACCAGTGCATTTAACACTGACTCATTTAGTGCTTGGCGTAGCGGATTCAGAGAATGTGCTAAATTAGCAAGTCGCACTATTGCTAGACAAAAAGATGAAGAAACAGAATTTAGATTAGATGCATGGTGTACACGAGGAGCAGACAAACCATTTGGTAAAGCAGCAATTGCTGGTGCTAAAGCCGGTAAAGAGTTTGGAGAACTTAACAAAGATAACATTGAAGAACTATCAAAAATCAATGACTTTGAATGGTTGAAAGAAGAATTTAAGAAATTATATCAATAAGTTTAGTTATAGTTTTTAACTTCTCTTGATTGGCTTTGTTTCGCAATGTGTTTTGTAATCCGTTGTGTAGTGGCTTTGGCCATGAATTAAAATTTACCCATGCATATCCATCATGCTCTTCATTTAGATTTGGAATAAATTCTTCACCAACTACACAAAAGTATGTGTGAAAATTAAAATGTTCATCTGTACTAACAAAAGTTTCTAATGGAATTGTTTTGTTTATTTCTGGCAAGAATCCAAGTTCTTCTTTTATTTCACGTTGTAAGCCTTGCCAAGGAGATTCTTTATCTTCATTGGTACCGCCTACTAGCCCCCAAAGATTTTTTGCTTTGCTTTGTGTTCTGTGTAAAAACAAAAAACGTTTGGTTTTGAGTGCATAAAAAAGTGCGCCACTGCAAATTATTTTGTTCATAAAAATAATTATCTTAAAGTGTTATTGTCCAAGTTCCTCGTGGATAATAACCGTCAACTGCTAGTTGCCAATAATAATTATTCCAATAGTATTGCTGACCGTTTGTAACATTAGTAACATAAGTTGTATCATTTTCTACACTACCGTCCCAAATTATGTTCCACTTTGATCCATCCCATTCTACAATATCATTTGCATCTGCAACAAAGTCACTGTTGTCTGCATTCTTCCATGCTTCTGCACCATCTTCGTTGAGATTTAAGACATACTTTACTTCGTCGCCTGCATCATAAGGTGTTCCTAGTGTTATAACAAATTTGTCATCAACGTTTGCTCCAGTAGCGGCAACACGTAATCCATTGACATATACATCAAAACTTGTTACAGTTTCGTCTCCAATTCTATCGCCTAGTGAACTTTTTGCAATTGTATAATCGATATCTGTGTTGATTTTGTTGCTACTGTATGTTGCATTAAATGTTCTATCTACACGGAAACCCAATGGCCCTAGCAACAATATTCTTGTACCTACTGATTTAACACTACTAGGATTGAATTCAATTGGATTAACAATATAATCTATTGTACCATCTGTTTTTGTAGGACCTTCGATTAATGTGTTACTTGGTAAAGTATCAGCGTCCCAATCTATATCTATATAAGTAGGATCTCCATTTCTAACCACGAAGGTTCCTACTATTTCACCCGGTAATTCTGTCCTACGTATTCTCAGTTGACTAATACCAGGTTGATATTTTGCTGGTAATTCTGCTTCTAAAATATTAAGCCAGGTAATTTCTCCAATTCTTAGTTTTCCGTTTAGTGCTAGTTGCCCAGTTTCTTCTTGCACAATTAAATCAAAATTCCTATAACTTGTTACAACTGGATTTAAGTTATCTAAGCGACTGTTAGGACCAATTCCTGTTATACTGTTGTTGCTAACAATAGTTCCGTCTGGCAGTACAGTTGTACCACTGCTTGCTCCTAAGTCACCATCGGTAGGAGGATTGAATCCGTCTAACTCTAAAGTTCCTGCATCTTGATTGAAAATACTTGTAATAATATCTGTAATGATACCTAGTTTCTTAACCTTTGTTGGAGGTGAAATATAAATTGGAGCAGTAAAGCCAACAGTAGCAACATCGATTTCATCATTGGTACCCATTGGTATTGTTCTGCTGCTAAAATTAATGTCTTCTAAATATAGATATGTTAGACTAGTCCAATCAACATAGTTGTCGTTGGTTTGAAATTCCATGTCAGGATTGAACAGCATAAAAATCTGTTCTAGTATTTGTAACTTTTGTTCTGTACTAGTACTCCAAACATCAATGTTTACTGCGAGGGTGTAAGGAGTAGGATGCAGTCTTTCTACTGTGTAACCTTTTGCTTGTTGAGCAAGATAACTACTGGTATTTTCATCAAATTCTTTTTCACGCAAATTGATTTTACTTATATAACTGCTATCACTTAATCTTGCTCTATCCATTTGCAGACTGGTTACATACACACTAATACGAGGCGCACTTGGTAGTTTGTTTTCAGAATTTTCTTTGATAATACTAGCAACTTGTCGAGTCATATCTCCATACATGCAAGGCACACGTCTTAAATCACCGTCGCCGTCTTGATAACTAAAGTTACTAAACACTCTAACTATTTGTGTCAAGTATCTGCGTATTTGTCCGTCATAAAAAAACTGCATCAGTTAGTTGCCTTTGCTCTTAGTGCTTTGCTTAGTGCTTGTCTTTCAACAACGTCTTCACCACCAATGTTATTTACAGTTGTGTTGTTAATGAATGTGCCTTTTAGAGTATCTTTGTTATCATCCGGTGTCATTGAAGTACGTACAGCATCTTCTACTT